GCCTCTATTCCTCCTCTACTTCTGGCAAGCCTGCCACACTTGTCAGCAGGGACAGCACTCCGGCCAATACGGATGCTGAAACAACCATCATTACATCTACTTCTCCGAGTACCGTTGCGGTTCCAATTGTTGCTACAGCGGTCTGTGCTACCGTTTTAACAGCTCGTACCGCCGCCGCTTTTAACCATTTCTTTTGATTATTTTTCATTGCCTTCTTCTCCTTCTTATTTTCCGTCCACTTTCATCGTACCCTTCCATATCATCTATTCGGTGATGCGCCGATTTCGTGGACTGCTCCACAATAATTACACGCTCTGAAAGCTCACTTACATTCCTTTTCACATCCGTGAGTTCTTTCTTGATTTCCTTGGTGTCGTCATTAATATTGTCTAGTTTTTGACTAATCATCGCCGTCTCGGATGCCCTGTGGCTGACATCCGCGTCCTGTTGTCTGTTATTATTTTTCGCGGCAAAATATACCGCAAAGAAAACGGATACAACCGTTAATAGCGTTCCGAAATCAACCTGCATGCTGCCTCCTACTGTGTAGTTTCTGTTGTTAGCTCTTCCATTCCAGAGTCTACCAGAATCTCGCGTACCTGCTCCTTCAGCAATCGAGGTACCTGTCCATAAGTTTTCTTACCTAACATAATCTGCTGTGCCCATAACATTGCCATCATTTCTATACCTTCCTTTCGTGTGAATAATATGATTAAATTGGTTAATAGAGTTACCATTACTGATATACCAGCTCTGACATTTCCAGCATACAAGCTGTGAGCATTTCGCTCTGTGCTTTTAGCTCTGTGTTTTCAGCCTGAAGTTTCGCCATGATTTCCGCCGGCGTTTCGCCCTTCTTGTACAAACAGGGCTCAAGAATCCCACCAGTATAGACCATTGTTCCGTCATACCTCGTGTATCCCTCATACACGGCTTGAGTCTGCCCCATCTCCTCGACAGTCATTTTTGCCGTTTTGACAGTGTCTTGGAACAGTGCTCGGAGCTGTTCCTGTGTGGCGCTGATTGTTTTGATTCGAAGAGCACCGGCCGAGTCGACATAAGCCTGCTGAATAGTCAGCTCGGCGCCATCATTAAAAATAAGTTTCATAGAATCTCCTTTCTGTGCGACGTCGCACATAAAAATAAGAGCCTATTTGAGGCTCTTGATTAACAGGTAACATCTTTTCAATCTCTATAAGAAACATGAGTTTAGCACAGTTAAATAGCAATTTAGGCACCGGAGGCATCGTAGAATCTGGCGCCGGTTATGTACGTTATAGAGATGGTACGCAACTATGCTGGATTGCCAAGAGCGCAACATACAACTACAGCACGGCATATGGTTCTGTGTATCACACAGGAGCCCAATATTTCGAGTTTGAAAAAGCATTCATTACAAAACCTTCGATAGCCGCTTCTGCCGGTTCCGCAGGTATGACATATGTGGCGAGCATACGTGCATCTAGTGACTTACAATCGGTAGGACTGACATTCTGCAACCCGGTAAGTACGTCAGGATTGTTGACTGATATCAGTATTATAGCGGTCGGTCGCTGGAAGTAAATTTTATTTATGCGTTATTTCCAACGGCCTACTGCGAACCAGTCGGCATCATGTGTCTCAACCTTATCAGTTGTGGTAGGATACTTCCGGCTGTACACGTTTGCTAAACTTCCGGTCATTTTTTGCGCTGATATAATCTCAAATACATACGCCGAACTCACATACTTTTGCTGCACAAAGAGCTGATAAGAAAGAGTATCCTTGAAAGCAATTGGGAAATTAATAGTCCCCGAGCCAGTGGTGTAGCCAATACTTACGATACCCCACATTAGGAGCGTACCGTCATTATACTTTTTATAATATGTATATCCGCTACTTCCTAATTCATATCCTAAATTATTATTTAAAGCCGTTAAATTGCTATTTAACGTGGACAAACTCATGTTTGTCTTATAGAGCTTATCTACCCCAACAATATTAAGTCCTTCAATTCGCACACGGTACAGTTTCATGTTATGCAATGTGTCACCATTCCTGATATTCCCAACTGTAACCACCGGATCTGTTGCGGCAGCTCCCGGAGTTCCTTTTATTACAGCAAATTCAGTGTTTTCAATCTCTGACGCAGAGTCTTTTGTGTATCTCCTTACAATAATGTCATTTCGCTTTACTCCCTGCGCCCCATTGTCAATTGGCACATCTGTATAAGCATTGGCCGCAATTACATCACGCCTGCCCTGAATGACCATCACGCCATCAAATATACGAACTTTATTATTCGTAATGACCTGAGCTTGTAATTGCTTACCGGTCTCTAGCACATAATCATCTGGACCGTAAGTACCAATGTTAATATCACCAAGCTGTTCGACTTCAACATGCCCATCGCCTTTGAAGCCATCGACCAATTCAGATTTTATCATCTAATTCTCTCCCTTCAATTTGTAATCTATGCTAAGTTTGCCTTTTCCATTGACAGTGATAATCTTTCGCACTACCGGACTCTTCATGGTAATCTCTGTTATTCTTTCTCGACCGCCAACAATATCTCCAAGCTCAAGGTCCATATCAGAGACAGCGATGCGGAGCTGTTTATAATTTTTCACATCCTCAAACTTGTCCCTACCATCTGCTTCTAAGTCATCCACGCTCTCAGAGCTGGTATTCTCATAGTAGAGTACACTCTCTTCGAGCCCTGTGTAATACTGTTCTTTTCGTACACTTCCATCTGGCCATGCGTACAAATCAACTCGATGGCGTTCTGCAAGCTCCCCTTTTCCAAGACATATCAAATGGTTCACGCCATCTCGATAATCAAGGATGTTGAGCTTGACATTACCATCCTCACTTATTTCAATCTGTTCCGAATAATCCACCGTCTTTTTTACCTGCAGTAACACATATCCCTTACCATTAGCCTCACCACTTATATACTTAATCTCTACGCGGCCTGAATAACGTTCGAGCGCATCCGTAAAACCGGTTAACAGATATTCTTGTAAGGGCACTTGATAGTTATGAAACACTATCCCACTATCATCATCCGAAACTGCGAACAGACTATCTAGCGACAGGGATTTTATCAAACCTTTTAATACCAGATTAGCCTCCCCATTTAGATATAGGTAATCGTTCACGTCTGGCCGGATTGCCTTCTTCGCAAGCATCCCTCTCCATATTGGCCCTGTAAGCTTTACAATACCGTCTTCCGTAACTGGATTTATTCCACGAATAATGCCACCATATTCCGTATCAGGGCAGTAGAACAGACAACCAAACCAATGTTTTTCTTTGTCATAATATTTGTTCTGAACTTTGATTTCAAAGTCATTATCTTGCCCCACATTTAGCTCCACACCACAATGCCTCAAATACCCATTTTCTTCTCCATATTTATTTGTTGTTATGAATTCCATAGTGGAGAGCTCCTTTCATTGAAAAGTACGATATCAAATCCGAAGTTTCCATTCCATGTAACCGTATTTCTTCCGGGTGGTATCTTCTCCCATATCTCACTGTCTTTGTTCCTACTATTAAATAGGTCTTCTTTGGTGCCGTCATTCAAGACTTTTATGATAGACCGGTCTACCGCATTACGAGAGCTTGAATCAATAACCGCGTATTCTCCCTCGTATAAAGTCGTCCGTATTTCATAGACATGGTTTGCAACACGAATTATAGGGTTGATACATGGCCCATATATAATCATCTTGAAGCCACTTCCAGTATAATTACTGTTCACAAGATACTGAGAATTCCTATCTTTTGCGTATTCGTATGGGTATTCATACGGATACTCAAGCCAGATGCTATCCCCCGGTGCAAAGCCAGAGTTCCTCAAGAATCGGTGTTCTACCTCATTTATCCAATAAGGATAATCCGTTATAATCTTAAGTTCTGCATCTATATGCTGCAAATCATTTACCCATCTATCTTTTTCAGTCGCCTTTATATAACACTTTAAATAACAGTTCCCTGCCCACAGCTTCCCCGGCACTCCTTCCAGAATATCTTTCTCTGGAACATCCTCTAACGCATCCATGGATTTCTTGAAATTGGGGCCATACTCGGAGATTGTTAGAGAGATTTTTTTCTCAGTTATCTTCTTTTCAAATCCTTGTATATGGTCATCATTTTCAATCTCATCCCATTCAGAATCAAAGATATCTCCATCAAAAATCATATACGGCCATTTGACAAAACTGATTTTTTCGCGGGCATTATTCTCGTAATATATATCAATCATAATTAATCAAATCCTTTATCAATCTTGCAAATATACGTTCATCACACATAAAGCCTACTTCTGCTCGTATCAGGGCGTTTGCTGTAGCTTCTCCTATTTTGTTATAATCTATATCTGTACCACCAGTCACTGAAACATTTATTTCATTTTGGCTAGAACGCTCTATCTTACCTATCATGCCCTCAAGTCCACCGTGCGACCTCAGCAGTGCATTTTCCTCTTTGGTCAGCACCGCTTCACCCTCATCCAGCCACGCCGGGAACATGTCATTGGGAACATAGTCCATTCCTATTTTCAGACGTGACATCTTGGGTAGGCTAAATGACTTTCCACCGACAATCGGAACCCAGTCCGGTGCTGTTACACTACCGATACTGCTTGCCAGACTATTCCAACCATCTACAATCGCATTAATCGGCGCTTTAAATATACCAACCAAGGCGCTGACTGCATTAGAGAATATTTCCTTGACGTTGTTCCATGCTGCTTTCCAATTCCCGGTAAAGACATTCTTCACGAAATCAATTAAATTCCGGAAGATATTCGTGATGTTCCCTATAATACTTGTGACTGTTCCACTTATGCTCCCGAAAACTGCACTGAACACTCCCATCAAGGCATTCAGGACCGGCATAAGTGGCTGAATCGCTGTTGTCACAAGGCTTACGAGCGCAGATATCAATGGCTGTACTGCAGCTCCTATCAATGTCACGATTGGCTCAAGCAACGCCGCGAATTGACTTATGAGCGGGCCAAGAAGGTCTGTAATAACTGGAAGCACCGATTCTATCAACGTAGACAGCAATGGAAGGAGTGCTTCTCCCAATGGAACCAGCAGCACTTCTACATTGCGCTTTAATTCTTCAAACATAGCGCCAAGGTCATCGTACTTGACATCTTTGATTTGGTTCATGGCATCAGCGGTATCATACGCTCCTGACTGTATATCGGCCAACTGCGTAACAACTTCGGGCCCAAGATCCTCCCACATAGTCCCGAACAGGTCGACTCCCGCCGTATTCTGTTCCAACGGGTCTTCCAGTTCTGCCAACGCCTCAATCGTCTGCTGAAAGGCTTCCTTGGCAGCTTCCCCGCCCTGCCCGAACTTAGCCGCCATTTCATCCGCATCGAGACCGATTGTCTCGAATCCTTCTCGCGTGGTATCAGAACCATCTATCACACGGATAGACATTTCTTTGACGGCATCGCCAATCTTGTCCAGATTCCATGCTCCGGTCTCAGCGCCTTTTTGAAAGATTGCGAACATGTCATCTGCATCAAGTCCGACTTTTCCGAACTGTACGGAATACTCGGAGATACTGTCAAGTAACTCACCGGAATAGTCAAGTCCATTCTGGGCCCCCGCCGCGATTAGATTCATTGCCTCATCGCCTGATACCCCAAAGTTGTCCATCATTGCCTTGGCCGCCCGAGTAGATTCTGTTATGTCATACTCAAAGGTATCCCGCAGCGCAAATGCGGATTCAGTAACACTCTGCAGACTGGCATCGTCCATATCCCCAAGATTCTGCTTTACCCTTGCCATCGCGTCCGCAATATCTGCGAAGTTTTCTCCATAATTATCGGCATAGATATCTTCAAGCACCGCTTGATAGCGTTCAGTCTCTTCCTTACTAGTTCCCGTAGCAGCAGCGAACTGATTCATAGCACTTTGCATGTTATCCGCAGTACCTACCGCAAGTGCTCCTACACCGACAAATGCCGCGCCAATACCAACAGCGGCAATAGCGGAACCCGACAGTCCTTCTGTCAGTTCACCTACTTTGCCCAGTAGCGGAACCGCTCCGGATGCAGCATCTGCAAAGGATGATGATAGGAAACCTCCTATATTGCCAAGAGGTCCATTACTTATTTCTTCACCTACGTCATCTGCCACATCTGCCAGACTTTCAATTCCTTCTTCGGCATCCGCTATGTCAGCATTTACATCGACATCAATGTTTTTATCCCGGCTCACATTCTTTATCTTGTTTTCTGCTTTTCCGGTGTCAGCATTGACATCTACTTCCATATCATCAGCACTCAGGCTATCTATGTCTGATTCAGCCTTAGAAATATCAGCTTCTACATTGATGTCTACCGCTTTATCCTCGACCTCGAATTTCATTGCCTGCTCAGCGTCTTTGCCAGCTTCTTCCCATGCTTCCGAGACATTATCGGCTGCTTTCTCAGCATTTTTTACTGTCTTATCGGACTCTGCTTTTATACTCTTCGTCTTCTGTTCTTCTATTTTTACAGTCTCATCCGCAGACTTCTTGACAGACTTTTCTACTTTCTTATTCGCTTGGGCGAGATCTGCTTCTACCTTACTGTCATCTGCCCGCAGTTCATAGATTACCTCGCCTTCTTTTGCCACATATACCCACCTGCCTTTTTATTGAAACGCCGGCACAGTGGCACAATGGCTGTTATAGTCTTATCTCAAACTCTTTCCTACAGTCTTTATTCTTACACTTGATATAGAGCTTGCTACACTTAGCTCCTTCAATATAAAAAACATTCTGTCCAGTACCGCAATACGGGCACGGCACTTTTTTAATCTTTTTTCCGTCAGCTTTCAATGTCTTGCCATCCCTTCCAGCGTGCTGAACAAGCGGTCCAATCCTGACTGTCCCCCGCCTCCTCGAACAGGCAGCGCGTAATATGATTTTAGTTCAATTATCTCCTGAACCTGCTTCTGATTCTTACCATTAAAGGGCGGTATCTCCATATCCCGGATGCGCATCACCCGCTTAATCTTGGTCTTATCAGACAGACCATTGAATAGAAAAAGGAACTTCTTCCAAGGAAGCCGCCCCTGCTCATCTATTAAGTCAATATGATAGTCCTGCATGAACGAAGCATAGATATAATCGCCATCCTCTTCAAAATCAAGAATTGGAATTGGCGACTTCCTCAGTTCCGGCCGTTTCTTTACATTCACATGCAACCGATAGATCTCATTCAATACCTTGAGTTTTTCGCCGGGACTATATAGCCTAAGATTCCAGTCGTTTTTTACAAGCATCCTTAATGCCTGCTCTGCTTTTTCATAGTCAGTAAGACCTTCTTCTCGATATAGTTTCTGTATCTCAAGAATTGTATCAAATGCAGGATTTACAATTAATTTCCCTTTACTGGTAACAATCTCCCGTCTGGGTATCTCAGTAAGGAACCCCATTTACTTCACCTTCTTAAATGCGCGCCGCTGTTTTCGGTTATACTTCTGCTGGATACTTTTTCTGTTTTGTTGGGTTATTTCACGTATTTTAGGTATCACAACGTCCGTAATGAATGGCATGACTTCAAGAGCCATCTCATTATAACGATTGTTATAGAATTCGAGGATTATTTCTGTGTCATCATCCCCAAAAACTGATTTCAAAATAGCAATCACTGCATTGCCCAACTTCTGATATGCACCAATCAACTCCCCCTTTTCCTCTGGGTCTATACTCTGGATTTCCGTCTGTGTTCTAAGCAATTCTGTGTACTGCCCGCTTAATTTTTCTACCATACTTCCGGGGTCTATACTGACATGAAGAGTGTGTACTACCTCACCAAATTCATTTACAAGTTCAAACTCTTCTGTGTATGTGTTATGCCGCTTTGCTTGATAAGCCATATTTATACCTCCAAAAAGGGAGAGCACCTCTAGCTCTCCCTACGTTGTTGTACTGATTGCCGGACGGCCATTTCCATGAATTGTAACTGTAAGAGCGTTAACAGCTCCGGAGTCACCGTAAGCCGGCGTGATGTTCGCCAATGTTATTGGCCAGATAATTACCTTCTTGCCTTTCTGTAGCTTCAGATGTGTCTTTCTTGCATTTCCAAGCTCGTACATGACCTTATCACTCAAAATGTAATTACAAGCCTCATCACCCGCTTTTACATCCCCTGTAAGGGTAAGAGTCATCTGCGCACCCGTCACCTCGGTACTTCCCCAGCCCTTATTTGCGTAATAAGTTGCCTGATACAGTACTTCGTTGAGTGACTGAGCCATGTTCTTAGTAAGCTCTGCAAGGCTTGCCCAAGCTGCCACATCGCCCTCTGGCGCAGTATTTATAAATGCTTCTGTTTCATAGTTCATTTCCGGCGTGATTGTATTTTTAGGTAGTGCCGGCTCTGCGAAAAATTGAATATCTAACTTCATGCTTTTTTGTCCTTTCTTAACAGTGAATCATATTGTTTATGATACAGGAATAATGATACGTCCCGTCCTCGTCCCTGCCGATTTTAGACGGCTCTTTCGCAATAGTGGAATCAAGCCAGCTAAAAGTGTCTCCTTTAGGATATGCCTTCAACCGTTGTAAATAATTACTAATGGAAGATAGCCATTCTAAGCATTGCTTCTGGCTCTTATGCCGACACAGGAATAGCACCGGCAGAGTTTTCACAGTCTGCTTGTTATAATAGGTAGTGCCAGTAAATCCCTCGCCCAGCTCCGCATAAATGCCGCCCTGTGCCTTAAGTTCATCAACGTCAATCTGGACATTACACTCTTTTTCTATAATGCTGATCAGCATATCAAAAAATTCAAATTGCGGTGTCACTGTCTCAACCTCCTTTTCAACGATGCCTGATATACTTTCTTCCATTCCTCCCCGTAAACTTCCTTGGCGTACTTCGCCCATTCTTCCTGCGCCAACGCGCTTGTAAAAGATAGTTTCTTTGGACCATACGTCCGGTTCGTGGGGTTTCCATACATTACGTCACCATTCCAAAGATACTGTGCATATGGCGTGGCCCAACGCAACATGAACTTCCCTTCTACCGCTTTTTTATCACTTGACGCCAACCCACTATTTTTCAGAATATGTTGGTCTACTGGAACATGCATATTAGCATCTTCAAGCGCCTGATTTCCCATATCAGTAAGCGCCGCATTATTGGCCGCCTTAATGCGTGCTACAGCTGCTGGTCTGTTAAAAGTTACTCTGGTACTTATCTTAGGCATGTTTAATCAGCCCCAATTCGTAATGGTGCAACCTGCCCTCATCGTAAAGTGGCTCAACAAGCTGGATTTTATGTTTTTGTCCGTTAAAAATAATGATATCATCTTCGGTGAACGCCACTCCTCGCGGCCGGCTATTCTTACAATCGTAGAACAATGTCGCTGCTAATTGGATTTCGGCACTATTACTATCTCGTACTACCTTGCTTGATGGTTCTATTCGGACTCGCTGTAATGTCTGCTCGTCAGTAAGGCATCCTTCACTCCAACGGTCTACTCTTTCTTCCTTGGCGTGCGTAACAGTGTGTATAAGAAGCGCTTTAGGTATAGGGCGCATAGCAGCCACCTCCCCTATAAAGAAGTCCCGTAGGTGCCAGCAGACGAAGCGCACGCGGTGCGTATATAGATTGTTCTGTACTTCCAGACGCCCCCGATGCTTTGGAAAAATTAAATTTCCCAAGGCCAGCGCTCTGGAAGTCTGCACCATTGTCCATGTCGCTACCACCGTTCGCATCCAAATATTCTATCTGGGCGCACACGGCCTTTTTTATACGCTCCTGTATCTCGCATCCGTAAGTTTCCATACGATGAGAAGATATGCGATACATGGTCATCTCTTCCACTAGCTCAGAAGCCCGCTCTAAAAGCGATGGGAAGTCGGATTCATTTACCGGCTCCCCATGAAATGCATCATAATAATAATTTTGTGTTACATAAGGCATTCCCTCGCCCCCAATCCTCATTTATGCCCCTACTTTTTGTGCCGGAGCAACCTGAATACCGTGTAGAACAGCAGCGGAACGGGTAGCTTTAAGCGCCATAGCTGCCACCATCTCAACTTCTCCTGTCTTCACCGCTCCCGGCCTTGTCATATCCGGAAGAAATATCTTAGGCTCTTTCGTGCCCTCAGGCGTTACACCGTGAACCGCATCCAAACCAATACGGAATAAGTACATATCTGTGGTACCCGCTGTAGCATCCGTCTCAATAATCGGCGTAGATGTTCCCGGCTTATCGCCCATCTTCATGATTGTCGCATTTCCGTACTTCACAATATGAGTTCCCAACTCCGTCTTTGTCTGCTGGAACTGGGTAGAAAAATCTGCAACGGACTGAAATACAGCAAACAAATCGTTATTAACCGCAATAACTCCCGGCTCTCCATCCAGTAGCTTCTCCACCTGCCGAAGCTCGTACAGGAAGGACTGCCAGTTTGCTTTTACGTTCGCCGCAGAATCAAGCTGTAAAAGGGAGCTTGCGTCTAATGTTACTTCGGTACTGGATCCCTTGAGGGCCTTCGCCATTCCGTCAAATGCAGTTGTATCCTTTGCACTGTCTCCATTGATGAACCAATCCTGAAATAAGGTACGGACCGCCGTTGTCTTCTGTTCAAGCTGAAATTTCACCAGATCAAGAACCTGTTTTTCATAGTTTGCAATAACTCGGTCAATCTGAAATGAGCCACCAAATACTTTAAGATTTACCGACACCTGTTCTGTGTCCGCCTGCTGTGGCTTGTACTCAGTATTGAGTGCTCTTCCCTCCGCAGTTGCCATTGTTTTTAGCCTGTTGTACACATAGGTCATTGTGTTTCCTCCCTGAGGCTTCACAGTATCGTCAAATACCATTGCGTCCAACAAGGGGGACTTTCTAAACTCATCAATTACATAGTTCGTCAGTTTATCCTGACTTAAATTTTTAGCCTGCGCTAATGTGAATGCTGCCATAGTAATCATCCTTTCTTATTTACCAAATAGTTGTTCTTTTAATACATCGTCCACAGTCTTCTCTTTTTTAGGTGGCTTTCCGTGGCGTTGTCCCCAACCTTTTTTATCAGGTTCACCGTCGTCGTCATCAGAAGTATCTCCATCCTTGAACTGTGGATATTTTTCCAGAACCTTATCAATCGCATCCTCGATATCTAGATTATCGTCTTTGTTCTGGTATACTTTCGCAAGTGCCAGAACATCATCAACACAATCTTTTTTAACATCGTGCTCCAGACATGTCCATCTTAATTCAAGTGCGGCTGCCTTTTCTTCTGCTTTCCTGATTTTTTCACTTGCCTCGGTCTCTTCGACATCATTGTCTGATTCCTTGGGTTTACTATCAGTTTTCTGTTTGGGCTTCTGAGATTGTTGACGCTGCCACTTGCGTTTTTCTCTTGCCAGACGTTTTTCTACGACATCGTCTATATCTTTCTGCGTATATTTCTTCTCCTCAGAATCCTCTTCTCCGTCTTCGTCCGGGTCATCACCGTCCGGGTCGTCACCCCCAGCATCTGGGCCGTCCTTGCCTTCTTCTGAACTTTCCGCGAAAAATTGGATGTTCATAGGCATTAATTTCTTTCTTAGATTCATGTGTTTCATTTTCTCTGCTCCTTTCACCGTTTATAGTCTGTGCGACTGTCTCCGGTTGCCAACCCGTATTTTAGGGCATAAAAATACCACCCAACCATTTCTGATTAAGTGGTACTTATATTTCAATTTCGTATGGTAAGAGGTCTTCCCCTTCCTCATAATCGGGACAATCAGTATTATCAAAGCATACCTCATACGGTTTATACGTGCCTTGAGGATACTTTTCGCACCAAGCCCTACCTATGTGTTCCTTTTCTGCGAATTTGCACGTCCTGCATTTAATCTTTTCGACATCTGGCATCTGCATTCCCGACATGGGCCTTAATCCATTTAATCTACTCATAGCACCTGCCCCTTTCTACCTGATAACCTCCATAACAACAGTTACTTTTCCAGATACTTCTTTTATTTCTTTGATTACGAAACTCGTACCTGCCTGTAATATAAACTCTGCTTCTGTTCCTACTGACACGCCTTTCTCTTTGCCATCCCATTCTCCCCATGTATTTGTATTACCAAAGGCACTGAATGGTTCTGCATATATCCCTTTCGTTCCTTTAGGTGCCAATATCTCGTATGATATCTTATCCCGGAATCCTGAATCTGCTGAAACACCGGTGCTGAAAAATGCTTGGTCAGTAATTGGCATACCTGCAAATTTTCGATTTATAGCAGATATATTTGAAGGAACAATTTTACTTTTATCAATACCGAGAAGGCCCGCAAGTGATTGCACGTCAGAACCTCTGAACAGCCACATGTCTTTAGGCAGTTCAGACTTATTGATTGCATCCTTTAAGCCGCGTATATATTTCTCTGCCCCCTCATTATCAAGCGAAACTTTCCCTATTCCAACAAAATTATCCCAGCTCCCATCATATCCTCTCAGTGGTCGATTGAATCTGCCTGAACCTTCGGTATAGCGAAAAGCTGAATCCTTCTCTAACGGAGTGAGCTTCGGCCAGAGTTTTTCTGTTTCTGGACGGAGTAATTTATCGGCAAATTTTCTACTTTCAAATCTCTCTGCTTTTATTATACCCTGTTTTGCTGTATCCTGCAAGGAAACGGAATTCAAATGTTGTTTGGCATACTTCTTCTGTACCCCCTTATTAACAGATACCGCTCTTGCGCTTGTTCCCTTATCAAATCCGACGACCTGTTCCCTGTCCTTACGACGGTGCAGATGTTCCTTGCCGTCAACATAGTTCTTCAGTCGTGCCTCTTCCTGTTTCAATTTGACTGCAGCTTTTTCAAATGCTTCCTCATCTCCCAGTTCATCATACAGCATGCATTCCCTTTTCTGTTTCCGGACATCCCGTTCGAGCGCACGCTGTACCTGCGTTTCTTTGTATAGTGCATTGTTTGCATCCATGTCCTCCGTGGGAAAATAACGCTGAATATTCACTCCGGGAACAAATGGCCGCTTATGATGTCCGCAGTTGATTCCAAGGATACCGTCTGGAGCTCCATAACTGGATGAGCTCCAAGGATAATACTTTATCTTCTTCCCGTTTACATCCTCCGTATATCCGCTGGTATTATCCAGCGAGAATATCTTTCCTTGGTCCTTTGCACACTTGGGACGTGCCCCGGAATGGCTATCTATGGCAATCAGATTGACACCTGCATCTCTGCAACGCGCCGTTTGCACTTCATCCGCTGTGTTCTTAGCCGTATTCCGCATGGCCATATTAACATAAGCCTCCGGTGTCCAGTTCCTGCCCTTCTTATCCACAAACGCAGGAATTCCTTTCTCGCTAAATTCCCGGATGCACTTCCTCATAGCCTGCTGGCGAGACTCAGTTCCAATCGTAGCTGCGGTGGCGTGTTTATTTAATAAGTCAATAAAGCTCTGCTTATCAGCGATTTCTTCTGCAGTCTTAACAATGCTGTTCACAAGCCCTTTATACGCTTCTTGAGCTTTATACAACATCGTCGTATTACTCTTGTTTAGAACATCTTTTGCCTGCCTGTTCATGGCCTTGACCGCCTGTTCCACATTCCTGCTTTTAGATGCCGCAACGGCTTCTCCGGCAAGGTTCCGCTTTGCAAGATACTGCAGTCCCGGGTCAATCGCGTTGATTGCTTCCTCTGCCATATCCTGCAGCATCCTTTCAGCTGCAGTCTGACTGATTCCGGCCATTTGAGAGATAAGCTTAATATTCTCCTGATTCAACTTCCCGATTTCCGCAAGTTTCTGAAGCTGCCACTTGTCCGACGCAATAGGCTGTTCATAGCCTTTTAAATGCCGGACAATGTTCTGCATCAAAGAAGATTCCAAATCTATGTATACACTGTCAATCCGCTCTGCCGCCTGTTGATTCTCCAGAAGATTCATCTACATCATCACCTCCGGACTCTGGTACTTCATCATTTGCCTCTTCATCTTCTTCGCTTTCTGTCCAATCGATATCCTGTCCGGTTATCTGATTATCCTGTTTAATGCGTTCTAATTCTTTTTTAGCCTCAGCCTCGCCGCACTTATTAATCTCCATAATTGCGGCTATCTTTGAGCGCAGACCGGCTTGTACAAGATTGATATTCCGGTCGACCGTAGTATTGGTGTCTTCAATGATAGAATCATCAAGGTCCACTGTAACCTCTATATCCCCTGAACCTTTTTCAAGAAAATACAGTGCTTTTACCATGCCTACCAGTGCCGTACTTACAGGTGTTTTATGTTTCTGTAGATTTTGATATAGGTCATCCTTATCTGATATGACTTCTGTTGCAGTTTTTACACCACCCTTGTCAAACTTATACCGGCCCGTACCCATACCACATTTCAAAGACATTAGGTCCAAACATTTATTAATGCCCTGTTCGTGCTCAGCCGCCCGAATACTCATATCTACTTCTGTGGGCTTCATATCACCCTGCCTGTCTCCCGGCATTACAAAATAGACTGTATCATTCGGGTCAAATACTGGTTCTGCATTACCAGCCTTCTGCATATCTATTTTTGCTTGGCTATAAGGTACTAAGATTCTCTTACGTCCGAGCACAAACTCATTCATATAGCTATCATAGACCAAATCGCTACCTTTGACTTGGTCAACGGCATTTGCAAATACGGAGATTCCCATGGGACTATCAAGCTCTAAGTTATTAACAATATTCGGCGTGATAATCTGGAAGAGAGGCTTATCACACTTTGTGGGGACAATTTCCTTAATATCGTCTGGAAGCTCCGCCTCGTCTCCTGTCTTCGCATCCAGATACTTATTTTCAATATAGTATAGATTTGCGTCCTCTCCTTTTTCCCTTATCCCTTTTCGGTGTAACTGCAGGTAGATTCTTTCTTCCTCATTGACTGTCTTAATACTTCCAAATGCACACTCAGTAATATCCCCGTTATCCCAAGATAGTGGGTAAATCATATCTGCTCGTATATAATCAATCATCGGATTCTCGTCTGCATCCAGATATTCAACCAATGCCCCTGTACCTAGCGCAAACGTAATTTCTATGAGCTGGTTGGCACGCACAAAAAAGTTATTAGTCTCTAGGATTTCTAATAACTTCTCATCAAAATCCCCAGCTTTTATTGCCACCTTTTCATTCAACAAGAGGTTAGCCCAGTCTTCACAGACCTTCTTCGCCATTCCCAGCTTATAACGTTCCTGCTTCTTGCTCTGGATGCCGTCATATATCCAGTATGTATGGAATTTCTTGACACTGCCCCGATACCACGCAAGCCAGTCCGAAATATGATTGTACGTGGAATCGGCAACTGTTCCAAAGCTCTTGCGTTTCTGTAAGTAATTCTGTATTACTCCCATTTCTATCACCTCCTTCTTATGCAGCGATATACAAGATGTCATCCTGCACCGCTTCTGTGCTGTATTCTGTGCTGTCCAAACTATCCACATTCATCAGACCATCATCAAGCCTGATATCCTGATGCGGCTTTTTATCATCATACACAGCCTGTTCAAATGCTTCTATGATGTGAGTGCAATGCTTCATGACTTTCCACCTGTTTTGTGCTATCAGGCTGTTATAAAAAGCAATTCGGTCATTAATTGGCCCCTTAATCGCATTTTTGATATCAATAGCTACATGCGCCTGCATACAGGCAGATTCCAGTCCGGCAATCAGAGTCTGCTCTGCACTATCACAATATGCCTCATATACCTTGTACTTTATCCTTGCCCGACGAACAAAACCTACAAAGTCATCCTGTAACTGCTTTGGATTGATACGTTTTTTGCAGTAGTATTCATCCAGAACAACTACTTGTTTATAGCCTTTCGTAAATCCTGTTAAAGTAAAAGAATGAGCCGACTTCGTACCTCCGAAATCGACCCCGATTACTGCATACATGATTTCATTGTCCAGCAGCCACTTGCTGGTTATTATATAATCAGCCACGTTATCCGCAAACTGCTGATAAATAAGCCCCTCTGCCGCCACCCAATACCCGAGTATAAAACGCTTGTAAAATACACTTCCGTGTGCCCAGCGCCTCTTGTAGCTCTCAAGCATCTTAGGGGATAATGTTAAATTATCGGTCATTTTAAAATGCAGATGATATACTCTTTTTTCTTTTGCGCACAGGATGTATTCTTCCCGGATGTAATGGTGAGGACCGACCGGGTTGCAATTCATCCAAATTTTAAATCCCTCTACCGAACATCGACCAATGGCTTGGTCTATAAAAGACTTTGGAAAAAGTGCCGCCTCATCCAGATAAGCTCCTGCAGCCGTCAATCCCTGCAATGCATCTTGTGCGGCTTCTGTATTTGCACCGTATAGATAGTAAACATTACTGCCAATCTCTACTCTTGCATCAGTTCCAGAACGGATATATGTATATGGCCACCCCCACGCTTCCAGTATCTGGAGCATAGGTCGGATGACGTTCTTTTTCAGCGCCCCCATCGTCTTTCCTGCCAAGATAAAGGACTCTCCCGAAAACATTTCCTGTGACCAGGTAAGGAAACCAATGATGCAGGCTATTGTCTTTCCCGAACGGATTGCTCCATCCGCAATAACAAAATCATTATTTGCAGATACAAGTCCGGGCCTCCACCAGTGCATAAGCCGTTTTTGTTGATTCGAAAAGGGCATAAACTTAAATGCCGTCGGCTTCTTCTGCTTCTTTGGCATCGTCCTCAACCTCCTCAGCAAACAAATTATCAAGCTCCTCTTGTGTTGGGTTCATAGCCTTCAAGAAGGATTGTATATTCTCCTCCGCCCCGTTAGCATCTCCAACCTCCTGCTCTCTTGCCCTCTTAGCTCTATCAGTCCGGATACGCTGCTCTTCCTCATCAGCTTCCGTCTGCTGTGATTGTCCTGCATACTGGGCAACAAAATTGGCAGCCTTAACGTCTCCCTCAAGTGCTGCCCGTATCATGGACATCAGCATTGCTGACTCAAGGGTACTGTCTACCCCCAGCGCCTTCAATACCGGTGTCATATCCGTATTCACTTCTGTTGTTAAAAGCAGGTTCAGGGTCTTTCGGAAGTTGGCCTTACGCCGCCTTGCCTCACCAGATGTTTTTCCTGCTCTTTGTGCTAATTCCCGGCGTTCCTCCGGAGTTCGATTCATATTTGCATCCTTTATGTTATCATAGCCGGCCACTTCACCACCTTCAATTCTGGCTTTCTCAAAATAATACCCACATCAATTTAATAGTTCTTTATGATTAACTCCCTGTAACGACGTGGGTTAGTTTTCGTTGCAAGGTTATCCAGCCTTTCTACTTCAACAATATGATATCCTGTATATAATTCCCTAACTTCCGGACAATCATTGTAAGATAGCACGAATTTCCCCGTAATTCGGGAAAGCGCATCCCGCAAACGTGTATGGTCCTCCGGCTGAAATCTATCAGGATAATATTTTTCTGCTTCATAGTAGGGTGGATCCAAATAAAACAATGCCGACTCCCGGTCGTATGTCTTCAACAACCGTTCGAAGTCAGCATTCTCAATTACTACTCTGTTCAATCGCTCTGATACTTCCTGCAGGTAAGATATTGTCTTCTGCATATCCCGTGACCGCACACCAAACGACCGAAGGTCCGCACCAAAGCTTAACTTGATTCTACAATAGAACCTTGCGGCTCTCTGTATGTCTGTCATTCCCCGGATATCATTCTGGGAAATATAGTCAAAGAACTGTTCACGGGATACGAAGCTCCACTCAAGTTCTTTCTGCAGCGCTTCTGGATGATACTTGACACAGCGAAATAGGTTTACCAAATCCCCATTGATGTCGTTGTATACTTCCATGTTTGCATGCTTTTCTCTGTCGAACAACACCCAGCCTGCACCTCCAAATACTTCGATGTACCTGTCAAAGTGTTCTGGGAATTGTTCAATGATTTTCTTCTTTAGCAGCTTCTTGCCGCCAATCCAAGATATAAAACTATTCATGTCTAACCCTCTTTCTGTAATACTGTTCGTGGGTATTATTTCAAGAGGTTGTATATATTAAAAAACCTTTCGGCTCTTTAACCTGTTTTATTGCATTAGAAAAGCACCCCGGAGGGTGCTCTTCTATAAATATATTAACATATTAATCAACCTATAATTTATATCCTTTTTTTATAAACAACTAAAACAAAATAAATAACCTATTTAGTCTTCAATTAACCTCCTCATTAACCTACCTTTAATATACCCCATCCTTTTACGCTTTACAATAGTTTTTTTACATTTTTTTTATATTTTTAACCATTCTGCATCCGGTCTCACAATTCTTCTTGAATTCACATAAGCCCACTCCAAAGTTAATATTGTTTTTCCTACATATCTATATTCTGACTTATCAACAACTAAAGCTAAATCGGCATATTCCCTTCCAAATAGAAATAGCGGAAGCAATAGCTGTATTTTAGATTGCATAGTTCCTTTATCTGTATAGAATTGTGGTATAGCTAATTTGTAGTTTCTTTTTACCTTTTCTGTTATAGTTTTTACAGCATTTTCCAATAAAGCCTTAATAATATGCTTATCACTCAAACCTAATTTTTCAAATCGTTCATAGTTATCATCTATGATATGATCATAATCGATGTACAACTGAAGTTTTTTATCATATATAAAGTCTGCTGGATTTGTAAAATAATCTGCAATTTCTGGATAATATTTAAATTTTGACATCTCTGAATCAGTCTTTTGATAAAATCCTATCAGAAACCAATTTTGCCCTGACCTAGCATAAGCACTTGTATTTTTCCCAAAGTATGCATAAATATCTGTACCATTACTACGTGTTAATAAGCCCGTGTTAAAACACATATACTCATCGTTATCACACACTAAAATTTTATAACGTTCTTCGTTCCGCTTGATAGAATCTTCCTGCTTTAATCTATCATATGTATAACACAAATAATTATATAATATTTTGTTTTCATTTTCCCCTGAATAATTCCATTGTTCATCTTGCGCCATCTTAGACAAATAAAATAGTTTTTTAGTTTTTACCTCTTTAGTTCCTAGAAAAGTATCTCTTTCCAAATTAAATTCAGGTTTATATAAATTTATATCTCCCATAAAATCTCCCTCCACACAATGTATATTCTCATAATACTCCATATTCTGGCAATATTCAACAAAAACACCCTATCTGTCGACATTTGACGAATAGGGCATTTCTGTAAAGTAAACAATCGTGAGGAGGGTCATTGAAGACCAAAAAAATCATGCACTGTTGTTTCCAACTCGGCTTAATATCATATTAGCACTTTGGAAACGGAAAAAACGGAAAAAGCGGAATAACTTTCATTGTTTCATAAAATTTTCAAATTCCTTGCGGATACTCTCTCCTGACTTTGCCTTCAATAACACCGCTACTTCATCCCATGACAATCGATTAAAAAACTTATATTTGATAATTCTCTGCATCCGGAATGGAATATTTATCATCCACTCTTCGACCCGAAGCTTCAACTCTTCTGCAGCCTCCCGTTGTATTTCCCGAAGCCTTCTCTCATGCCGTAGCCGGTCCGAGTCTTCATCTGTCTCTACTACTCCCCCCAGCGCGAAGGAACGCTCCTCGTAGGGCCATTCCGGATTGCTGCCCTTGACCTTATCTTGGACTATCCTTCGTTTACCTTCGAGTTTCTTGATCTCCTTTTCTGTCTCCTTCAAGAATTCACAAGCATCTATGTAATCGCTCAGGACTGACTTTTCCATTGGCATCCCCTCTCCTCATTTTTTTAATTATCTCAGACACATCAGGATACTGATATGGTGTACGTTCAAAACAACGCTTGGCATCAGCTCCGGGATTGATTGTCTCCAGTTCGTCCAAGTGTCGCACCTGACTGAATTTATTACTCCCCGACATCCACACCCTCCTCTATCCTAACAATAATTTCTCTGGGCCTGCCCAGCTCTATATCGCCTGTGTACTGGAAGACTCGTTCCTCTTCTGCGTATACCGTAATCGTCCAGCCCTCTAATCGCTTGTGCGTATCAATGCTGACCGCAGGCTCGTCCGGAGAAGGATTTGTTTGTTCTGTTTCATCCTCCTCTCGAACTTCCTCGTTATCATTCGATGTTCCTCGGACCAAGTCCGAACATGCCGTAATAAGTATTACCGTAAGTAGCATAATAGCCGCTACTATGATTTTATTTTTCAATTTCTTACCTCCGTCAAATCTCAGTTTACGCGCCCAAGAGCTTTTTTATATGCAGCTTCTCTACACTCATCGCCTGATGCAAAATCTCTGTCAACCCACGGTGC